TTGTTCTATAAAAACAAACGCACCAGCAGCATCAGCACCAGCAGCTAAATCATCTGCCCTAGTTGGAGCACCAGAAGCATTGACTGTATAGATACCGTTCTCTGTCTGAGTACTTTGGTCTTTAATAAGTATTCTGTCATTAGTAGCTAATGTAATACCATCAATAGTTTGACCATTGGCGAAGGCAGAAGCTAATGTACCATTCGCTGTTGTGGTTGCTTTTACAGAATCTTTTACATCTAATCCCTGAGAAACACCATCTACATACGATTTACTTGCAGCATCAGTAGAAGCAGTAGGTGTAGCTAAGTTTGTTATTTTTTGACTATTTAGAGATACAGCAGCAGATGGGGCTGTCATCTGATCTAACCTAGAAGTTCTTACCTGGGTATCGAAATCAGATACCTTAGAAGCTGTTAGCGTTGGAATATCTGCAACTACAAGTGACCTAAATGTAGGTGCAGCAGCACTTCCAGTTGTAGGACCAGCTAATACAATATTTGCGTTTCTAGTTGTTGCTTTATCAAAAAATGCTCCCTTACCACCAATAGGCTCAATAGATGTAGCAGATCCTCCTGCCCCTCCTGTACCTTTACCAATAATTAGAACTTCATCGCCTTCTCTAAAAGCTATTTCAGCGTTTTCAAGAGAAGTTGGGTTACTAGATCCAGTTGATCTTTTTATTCTGATTGTGTTTGCCACTAAAAATTACCCCCATCGACAAGTTTAAGTGTAGTAACATTGTTATCTAATATAACCTTACCACTACTTTGTTGATAGTACATAACTGAATTATCAACTTTTGCACTGTGATCTAAAGTTAAGTCAAAACCAGGTCCTTGAGGTCCTGCTGTTGTTATCTCAACTGTAGTTACATCAGATACTTGGCTGACAGTAACAGAATTAGAATTGCTCATGCGGTGTAACCTTCACTTACAAATAGTTTACCCTCTAAATAATAGTTTTTGTTACCCCCTGGTTCTGTTAGTAATACGTCATAAAATAAAATATCTGGGGTAAAAGTTGCCGTAGCTGTGTCTGTTAAATTCATATCAATAATTCCATTACCTCTATCTGTATAAGTTATTTCCCAATCTGCATATTTTGTGGAGCGTGATTCATCATAAACTTGGGCTTCTACTGTATATCCGTTCAAGCTTATTGCCGATCCAGTTGAATCTTTAAATGTTAACTTTATTGGAAAATCTGCTCTACGTTGAACAGTAAAATTCTTTTTTCCTGGAATAATTGCCATTATCCTGTAAGTTCCATAAGAGTAATATGGCTTTCGTTTCCGCTTAATTGAGCATACATAGTCGTTGTTCCACCAAACATTCGATAAGCGTTCATTCCTAGCTTATAAGTGTAAGAACTTGTTGTACTAGGAGAGTGTACAAAAGTTGTGGTGTAATATTGATAAAATGCTTTAAGACTCTTATATCTCATAGCACCTTCACTTCCGTACCCTATTGCTCCATGCAAAATAGTATTGGAACTATTCCTAACTACAAAGTTATAGTGTACTTGTAAATCACTATCACTGTCATAACCAAAAGCGTATTGCTGCCGAACCATAACTAAGATTTTACTTGAGTTAGAACTAGGTGTTATAGAAGCAGATAGTCCGGTATCGGTTATGGTTGTTTGAAAAGAGCCTTCACTACTATATGACTGTGAAACCGAAGTGGTTGTTGACGCAGTAACAGTTTGAATTATTCCTCCGGCAGAAGCACCGGCGGGCAGACCACCAACAGGAACGATTGAATTGACTTTAAGTTGGCTCATGCTGCTATCTCCAATACATTAATAAAGGTGTTAAATCTTTCATGTCCAGAAGTATTACTGTCATTTACAGTTCTGTTAAAATAAACTACCCAAGAGGGTGAGCCGTCTGTAGCCATCATGCTATAGCTATATGTGATAGCAGTACCAGCAGCTTGAGCTGGACTATCTAAAAAAGTCGGCATTATATTCATACTTGCAGTTGAACCAGAATCATCTACAGCGTCCGTATCCCAGTTTCTAGTGACTCCTACCCTGTTACCAGAGTTAGTTCCAACACAAATACTATTTCCACTTCCACCAATAGTTCTCCTCATAACCAAAGCAAAGTCGTGGTCATCAGAGGCATTTGCTTCCATTATTACCATTCCTGATACTAAGAATTTTGAATTGGCAAGCGTTGAAGTTATAGTAACTGTTGCTGGTGTATCAACCAATGAAGCTAAAGAGGTGATATTTGCTGAACTTGTAGCAGTTACAATGTTTTGTGCAGTAGCAGCAACTCTGGAAAGATTATTACCAGAAGTGTCTTGTAAATTATTAACTTTTAATGTACTCATGGCTTGGGATTAGCGTCTTTTACAGCTTTGATATGAGTAGCCCATGTGCCAGATGTTGTGACAGTTCCAGCAACTATATCCTTATATAACATATCCAACTGATCGCCAAATGAAGCATAGATAGTCGAGCCGTTGGTTGTTCTGTCAGTTTTGTATTTAACAGCAGCAGCTTCAGCATCTAAAGTAGCTCTTGCAGCATCTACAAGAGATTGATCTAAAGTTACAGAATTACCGCTTGCGTCAAAAGCACC